AGAACAAGCGGAAGTGACGCAGTTGACGCAGACGCAGGACTCTTAATTGATCCTGAGTATGTATCCATGATGTCCTTAAAAGCTGAGTCTGTAACTGAGCTTGAGAATCAAGGTGGAGGTCGCAGAGGTTTTGTAGACGTAGTTGCTGGATTGGCATGTTTGTCACCTGTTGCTCACGGATATTTTAACTAATAACACTTAAAATAAGGAGATTTAAGATATGGCTAATACAGCAGTAACATTACCAAGCGCTCGCAAGAGTGTATTATCTAACCAGGAACGCGCTCAAGGGTTTACCCATAAGTTCAAAGTTCTGTTCACCGACGTTGATGAAGGAGGAGGATCAACTGATACAGTAACTGTAACTCTTGGTGACACACCTACAGACTTCATCGTATCGAAAGCTATGGTTAATGTAACCACCGCATTCGCTGGAACAGGAGGATTCGCAATTGAAGTTGGTACGGACGGAGATCCAAACAACTTCATTACTAGCACAAGTGTTGCTAGTGCTGGCCCAATCATTAGTGAGGTTGGAGCAAGCGTTAAAACATTAGCAGGTAGCTTTGCCGCTGCTTCTGATGTGTTGAGCGCAGTGTTCACTAACTCGACATCCGGATCACCATCTGCTCTTACAGCAGGTGAGCTAGACATCTATCTAGCTATGCATTCCGCAAACGACGTAGGATAAGAAACGTTTAGGATTTGGGGAGTAGTCTACATAGTGGGCTACTCCCTTTTCCACATCAATTTATTATGGCAGAAATATTCATACCTAAATGGGGCAAGGCACAAGGCAATGGTTCTCAGTTTATGAAGAACTTAGACAAGCACTTACGTTACGAAGTAGACCTCGAAAAGTACGAGGCAAAAAAACGTGAGTTAGAGTGTGGTAAAGAGAATGGAGAAGGTGGACAAGTTGAGGGACTTGGACAATTAAAAGGCACAATACCTGCCCGTGAATATTTCCGCTGGCATCAATACAAAAAGGGCTGTTGGGGCGATAAGGCGTTCACGAATGAGTTCTTTCGTGACAACCCACATCTTAAAGCCAAATCATTTTCAAAGAAGACCTTTGTACAAGGAGGTTTTACTAAACCAAGCTTTGCATGAGAAGAGCAGCAGTAAGCACCATGTTGACCAACCTAGTGAGTATGGTTGGCGTGGATTCTTTCCTTACTGCTGAAACAACCGCAGCAGTACGCAGCTTTAATCGATTTGGCAAGTTAGCCTGGGATCGCACTGCATGGCCATTTGTATCCCGTATATCGCAAGTCATACCAGATGTGCGTGTACGAAGCGTGCAAGTAGGTAGTGGAGGAGCAAGCTATACATCTGCACCAAGCGTTAGCTTTAGTGGTGGAGGAGGCTCAAGTGCCGCAGCTACTGCAACCATTAATGCAGATGGAGAAGTTAATGGAATTGCAGTGACCAACAATGGCACAGGATATACAGGCACACCCACAGTTGCAATAAGTGGTGGTAGTGGAAGCGGTGCAACTGCAACAGCAAGCATGTTAAGCTACTTGGACTTTGGCACAACCATAAGCGAGATATTCCGGGTCACTGACCATGATCCATTGGATGGCAATGCAAGTGATATTGCATACAAGAATGTATATGTGACAGGTGCAAGCGAGTATGGAGAAGCAATATTGCCAGACCATAATTCTACCGCACCTGTATGGGTGTATTACCGCGCGCCATTCCCAGAGTATGCAAGTGGATCTAGTGACTTTCCATATGTATTTAGCGAATATGCGGTAACGGGGGCATATGGCATGTGGTTGGAGGCGGACTCGCAATTTGAAAAAGCACAAGTAATCTACCAACAAGCAGAAGCAATTTTACAAAGCGAGTTAGATAAGCTCGAAAGACAAGAGGGGCAAACAACTCCTTTACAAATAATTACGTACGGAACAACTGCCGTTAGTTCGGCATAAAAGGAACAAATATTATGGCATCAGAATATCGAGGGTTAGGACTAAATGGAGGCGAGTACATCAATGATACTGCTGTTCACACAGGCAAATGGTTTGCGATCCAAGCAACAGAAGCAACTGTACTTGCAGCACAGGCAAGTAATATTACAAACTTAGATGATATTTGCACAGGACAAGATGCAACTGAGCTTGCTGCTGGAACTGTACTCTACGGAAACTTCACAAGCATTGACCTAACAAGTGGTGCAGTAATAGCCTACAACATTTAGTATGGGAAGTTCGACCATATCGCTTGGTCTTGGACTAGGTGGAGGTAAGTCTGCAACTAGCAGTGGCAGTCCAACAGGTGGGGGTGCATTCCCAAACCAATACAGCTTAGATTTTGACGGTACGAATGATTACTTGGAAATTCCCCAAGGAACTTTTAATTTAGGTAGTGGCGTGTTTTCTTTTAGCTTATGGTTTAATGCCGATAGTTTAAATGCTTACAATGCCTTTTACAATATTAGTTCAAACAATGCATTTAAACATACCGCGTTTATATCAAATGGAGGTGATATTTACTGTAGTAATTGGAGTTACGATAATATAATAGCATCTGGTAACACCATCAATACAGGTACTTGGTATCACGTCGCTTTTGTCAAGTCTACAGCAGGCAATTTAGGGGTTTTTAAATTTTATTTAAATGGCAATCTGCTTACCACAAGCCCTACTGATGGAATAATGGATCAGGGTTCTGATTTTGGAAGTGAGGATAGCACATCAACTATTGGCAAAACTTATAGTGCAGTTGCTCCCTATCCATTCGATGGAAAGATTGACGAGTTTGCTTTTTGGAACAGTGCTTTATCTGCGTCAGATATAACTGATATTTATAATAGCGGAGTACCTACAGACCTAACTTCACTAAGTCCTGTAGGTTGGTGGAGAATGGGTGATAATGACGGAGGTACAGGCACTACGATCACCGATCAAGGCAGCGGAGGTAACAACGGTACACTCACTAATGGTCCTACATTCTCCTCAAGCGTTCCTTCTTAACTTTTAAAATACTATGAGCAGAAAATATGTAATAATAAATGCGGACGAAGTAGACTCCGTTGATTTCAGTCAAGTCGATGAGACGAGTGCAGACACGCTAAGATATAATATTAATCCAGCTAACACGAAAACTTTTGTCAAATTTGATGGAGATACAACACCTTCATTCTTGGATGGTAAAACACAATACACACACTCTGAAATACTAACTATATTAGCAACTGACGAATGGACTGACCCTAATCCTCCTAGCGAATGATCTACACCGCCATAATCATATTGGCGATATGCCTGACCGGATGCAGTCTGCGCTCCACCTACCCAACACTTGGTGCAATTGCAGGTGGTGGAGTGGGGTCACTAGGTGGCCCAGGTATAGCAGCACTTGGTGCTGGCATTGGTGCAGTTAGTGGAGAAGCACTTAAAAACAAGGATGCCCTTATCGAAGCAGAAGAAACCATCGAGGCACTATCACACGGAGATGTATCTGCCTTGGTTGCACAAGGAATGGCAGAGCATAAGACAGGCTTTGAGAAGTTTACCAGCACGATCAAAAACATCTTAATTGGAGCAGCAGTATTACTTGGTGGATACTTAGCTATTCCAATCTTCGTAGCCAAACGCACGGCTCGTCAATGCTCGCAAACCGAGGCGATTAAACATCAGACTCGCGCACCATTTCCTGTCAAACCTCCTTCCCGTAACCCATGAAAAATCTAGAATTATTAAAAGATAAATTTTTATCGCTTTCTAAAAAAGGTAAAATGCTCACAGTATTTGTTACGTTAATTGTAACTTTAATTGTTATTGACTGGTTATTCTAATGATTGATCGTACTGCAATTCTTGGCATGAGTGGTACAGTTGCCACTTTTGGTCTGTCACATCTGGATGATTTATTTGGATGCATCGCAGGTATCATCACCATTATTTACATGGGTAGAAAACTCTACCAAGAAATAAAGAACAAGTGAATGGCACGTTATCGTACATTAGGTAGATTGGATGACCAAGTTCTTCAAGATGGGGATCGTGGATTTCGTGGTATTGATAGCTACCAAGAAGCAACAAGTTTAGAACCGGGCTTTGTACAGACAAGCGAGAATATGCGCTTGATTGGTGACCTTGCAGAGGTACGCAAAGGTATAGACTTTCTAGCTGGTGCAGTAACACTTAGCTACAATGGCACAAATGAGATGGTCTTTGCATCCACGCTCTACTCCGATCCGGCAACAGGAAATGAATATGTGGTAGCTGCAACCAAGGATAAAGTAATCCTATGGAATGATGCAAATAACTCAGGCATCGACATTGATTATCCAGGCAGTGAAGTTGTGGCCACAGCAGATGGCGCGAGCTTCGTGCAGGCATTAGAAAAACTCATCTTATTTCGTGGTAAGAATAAAACACCACTTGAATGGGATGGAGATGTAAGTAATGACTTTGTGGTTAAGGCAAATGCAAGCCCAGGTAGTGGACGCATACAATGTCCAAACACAGATTATGGTGTATTCTTTCGCAATCGCTTAATCATCCCACAACCCACAGATAGTAACTATTCTATTATCATGTCTGACTTGTTGGACACAGATAATTACTACGCTGCTGACTCACAATTTAGAATCAATAAAGGAAGTGCAGATTTTCTTGTAGGCTTTTTTCCTTACCAAGAAGATCAGTTAATCGTGTTTATGCGTAATAGCATTCACATGATAAATAACATTGCCACAACCTCCGCAGCCAACACTTACGAGATTACAAGACAGCATGGATGTGTGGCACGCAAATCAATCGCACAGTCTGGCCCACAAACATTCTTCCTGTCAGACAATGGGGTCATCGTCCTGTCACCTGGTACAGACCCTGCCAAGGGACTTGGGGTAGCTATTAGTAAAATAAGTGGC